TACCCGAGGTTACCTCTGTTGAAGAAACGGACGTAATTCCTACTGTTCAAAATGGGGTTACGAGCAAAATTAAATCAACTGTATTTATAAACACTATTAAATCGGTGTTTAGTTCAATTGATTATGGATTAGATTTACCTTATCAAAGTCCAAACGGACAAATACCAACACAAAGTGATGTTTTAACAAAAATAAGTTTTGGTGCATCAAAAACCGAAAACAATATTGAGTTAAGCACCGATGGTTTTATTAAATTTACAGAAATCGGAACATATTTGGTAAAAGCGACTTTAAGTGTTGCAAGAGAGGGAAATGCAGGTCAAGGTGGCGAAAGTGCTGTTGGTCTTGTCGCTGAACAAGATGGAACTAATAATTGGGGAACACAAATGATAGTTTTACCTAATTACAAATCAACTCATCCATATGTTTGGGATATTATTGTTCAAGTGACTGAAATTGATGGTGGACAAAATACATTAAGATTTTACCAATTTAGGGATAGTGGTTTATCTCACGGCGCAGGAGCTAATGGTGGTGGTCTTTATTCAACACCAATTACCAACCAAAATATTGAGAAACCTTGGGTAGCCGGTTTGCAAATATCAAAATTAGAATAAACGCTTAAACGCAAAACAAATATAAATTAACGTTAAATATTAAATACTAAACTATGAGTGCAATAGATACTTTAAACACAGTCAGAACTTTATTAGGTTTAGACATAAAACTTGAACAAATGAAATTAGAAAACGGAACTGTTTTAGAAGCAGAAAAGTTTGAGAAAGATCAACCGGTTTTTATTCTTACAGACGATGAGAAAGTGGCATTACCGGTAGGGGATTACAAATTGGAAGATGGAACAATGCTTTCAGTTCAAAAAGAAGGAATTATCGCATCATTAGGCGAAGCGTAGAAGAAGAAGTGGAAGAAGAAGTTACCGATGAAGTTGCAGAGGAAGAAACAGAGGATTTAGGTTATGTTAGCCGTGAAGAATTTGAGGTTGCTTTGCAAGAGATCAAAAAAATGATTGATGATTTAAAGCCGGAAGAAGAAGAAAAAGCAGAGGAAGAAGTTGAAGAAGTGGAAGAAGAAGCAGAGGAATTAAAGCAAGAATTAAGCAAACCTGCATCAGAACCATTAAAACACAATCCCGAAGCATCAACACAAAACAAACGTGGATTTAAATTCGCTCAAAACAGAAAAATGAGCACTTTCGATATTATATTACAAAAATTAAATAAATAATAAACTAAGAATTAATAAACAGAAACTATGGCAACAGGATTAAACATTACGACTACATACGCAGGAGAATTTGCAGGGGAGTATATCGGGGCAGCGTTACTTTCGGGTAGCACTTTAAACCAAAATTTGATCACAATTAAACCTAATGTAAAAGACAAAGAGGTTATTAAGGTTGTGGATTACACTTCGGCAATTGCTGATGCAACTTGTGGATTTCAAGACACCGGATCAGTAGCATTAACTGAAAGAATTTTGACCCAAAAGAATTACAAGTAAACCTTGAATTGTGTAAGACACCTTTTCAATCAGATTGGGAAGCAGAAAGTATGGGCTTTAGTGCTCACGACAATATGCCACCTAAATTTTCAGATTTTTTCATCGCAAGAGTATCTGCGGATGTAGCAAGAGCAGTTGAAACTGCAGTTTGGAGTGGTGCAGGTGGAATAGGATCAAATGATTTTAAAGGATTTACTACATTATTTGCAGAAGCAGAATTTACGGCAGATGGTGGTGTAACAATTGCACCGGCAGTAATAACACCTGCAAATGTGATCACAGAACTTGGGAAAGTTGTTGATGGAATAAATAGTGCATTGTATGGTAAAGAGGATATGGTAATTTATATTTCTCAAAATATTCAAAGAGCATATGTTCGTGCATTAGGTGGATTTGGTTCTTTCTTAAATGCAGAGAATAACTCGGGTGTTAATACACAAGGAACAATGTGGTATCAGAATGGTGGTTCTTTATCTTTTGATGGTGTTACTTTAGTAGTTGCACAAGGATTGATTGATGACAGAATGATTGCAGGACAAAAATCAAATTTCTTTTTTGGAACGGGATTACTTTCTGATCAGAATGAGGTAAAAATTATAGATATGGCAGACATCGATGGATCTAAAAATGTTAGATTTGTAATGAGATATACTGCAGGAGTACAGTACGGAATTGCTTCTGATATTGTTTACTACGGAGCATAAAAATTAATTAATAATCAATAATAAGGGGTAGGTTCTGCCTGCCCTTTTTTATAACAAAAAAAATAAAAACTATGGCTTGTTTACTTACGACCGGGAGGTTGGAACCTTGTAAAAATGCAGTAGGTGGTTTAAAAACTGTTTATTTTATCGATTACGGAACATTGGGTGGCATTAATTATGTGAACGCAAACTCGGCTGAAATTGATACTATAACCGGAACACCAACGGCATACGAATATGATTTAAAGGGAACATCTACTTTTGAGCAAACTATTACAAGTTCAAGAGAAAATGGAACTACCTTTTATGATCAAACGCTAACTCTAACATTTAAAAAATTAGATAAAGCGACACACGATGAAATTGCACTAATTGCAGTTGCAAGACCTCACGTAATAGTAGAGGACAATAATGGAAACCTATTTTTATCCGGATTAAAACACGGTGCAGATGTTAATGGTGGGACTATTGTAACCGGTGCAGGAATGGGTGATCTTTCGGGATATACACTTACATTAAATGCACAAGAAACTTTACCTGCAAACTTTTTATCGCAGGATTTAACATTGACCGGTATTACTGTTAGTGGTGATCAAATTAATCCATAAAAGGATTTAATATTTCAATTATCAAGGAGGGTAACTTTAATTAGTTGCCCTTTTTTTTGTGCAGTAATGCAAAAATTACTAAATTGTTCGTTATAATAGTATGATATTATTAGACGGAAATAGCACAACACCCGAATTTTACTTTTTACCGGATTATCCGATCGGACAAGATTTGCAAATTATTACATTTTTTACTTTAAGATTAATTGATGATGAAACACAAAAGGTTACTACTTATAATAATAATTTTGATGTTGAGAGTGATTTCGTAAAATATTCTGATGGAAATTTATCGTTATTAGGAAATGAAAAATATTATACAATGACTGTGGAACTTTCATCGTCTAAAAAAATTGTTTATAGGGATAAAATATTTAAGACCACTCAAAGTGCAGGGATAAAATACAATAATAATACAAACCAATTTGTTGAAGCAGATAGCGGTAACAACGATTACATCATATTATGAAAAAAAAGCCACAAAAAAGTGCAATTAATATAGTACAATTAAACAACTATAATTCGCCAAATATTCAAATTGATAAAAGAAACGATTGGGTAACCTTTGGGGATAAAAACAGTTACTTTAAATACTTAATTGATAGATATAGTGGAAGTGCTACAAATAATGCCATAATAAATGGTATTTCTCAAATGATTTATGGAAAGGGAATTGATGCAACAGACAACAATATATTTCCAAATGAATACGCACAAGCAATTACTTTATTAAATAAAAAGGTTATTAGGAAATTATCATATGATCTCAAATTAATGGGACAATGTGCAATCCAAATAATTTATTCTAAAGACAAAAAATCAATTGCTCAAATTGAACATATGCCGGTGGAAACTTTGGCAATGGAAAAATGTGATGAGGATGGAGAAATTAAAGGATTTTATTATTGTCCGGATTGGGAAAATAAAAAACCTAATGAAATACCGGTTAGAATACCTGCATTTGGAACAAGTAAAGAAAATATTGAAATTTTATATATTAGACCTTACGTTGCAGGACATTATTACTTTAGTCCGGTAGATTACCAAGGTGGATTACAATACGCAGAATTAGAAGAAGAAGTTGCGAATTATCATCTCAACAATATTTTAAATGGATTGGCACCGAGTATGCTGATCAACTTTAATAATGGTGTTCCAAATGAGGAAGAAAGAGCCATAATTGAAAAAAGAATACTTGATAAATATAGTGGAAGTTCTAATGCCGGTCGTTTTATTTTAAGTTTTAACGAAAATGCTGATACGGAAAGTAGTATTGAGGCAATCCAATTGTCAGATGCTCACAATCAGTACCAATTTTTGTCAGATGAAAGTATGCGTAAAATTATGGTATCGCATCGCGTTATTAGTCCAATGCTTTTAGGTGTTAAGGATAATAGTGGATTAGGAAATAATGCTGATGAGTTAAAAACTGCATCAACACTTATGGATAATACTGTAATAAGACCCTTTCAAGAACTTCTTTTGGATGCATTCAATGAAATACTTGCTTTTAATGGAATAAGCCTTAATTTGTACTTTAAAACGCTTCAACCACTCGAATTTACCGAAATTGACGAAACACTAATTGATGAGGAAACTAAAGAGGAAGAAACCGGTGTAAAAATGGCATCGCATTTAGAGGATCAACTTGCAAATGATATTTTACTAAATTTAGACAATGATCATATTTCAGATGAATGGGAAATGGTTGCAGTAAGGGAATTAAACCAAGATATTGAGGATGATAATTTGTGGGCAAGTACTTTAATTGAGGAAAATAAGTCAATAGCAAAAAAATTCGCTGATGCAGTTACTTCTAAACCGAGTGGATTTAGTTATTTAGACAAATCATTTTACAAAATAAGGTATCAATACGCAGAAAAATATTCAAGTGATAACACACGATCTTTTTGCAAAATTATGATGCAGAGAAGAAATAAAGGAAATGTTTACCGATTAGAGGATATTGATAAAGCAAGTCGTGATGGTGTAAACAAAGAATTTGGGCATAAACCTGCAGGTGCAGACAAACCTCAACCTTATGATTTATTTAAATTTAAAGGTGGAATTAATTGTGGACATTATTGGGAACAAGTGTTATACAGATTAAAAAACAAAACAAAAAAATCGGACAAATTATATGATTACAAAGAGGTAAAAAGTATACCAAAATCATATGTACCAAGTCCAAGAGGAACAAAAGAAAGTATTATAGCACCAAAGGATATGAAAGATGGTGGTGCATACCCAAATTAAAAATATATGGCAACAGCATTATTTATTACCACAGATGATTTAAAACGGAATACTATAATTGATGGAAACGTTGATGTAGATAAGTTTATTCAGTTTCTTAAAATTGCACAAGAAATCCATATCCAAAATTATTTGGGTGGTGCTTTATACAATAAAATTTCTGATGAGATAATTGCAGGAACTTTAGCCGATCCATATTTAGGATTAATACAAGACTACATTAAAGATATGCTAATACATTTTGCAATGGTGGATTATTTACCATTTTCGGCATATTCTGTTGCAAATGGTGGAGTTTTTAAACACACTTCGGAAAATAGTCAAAATGCAAGTAAAAATGAAGTGGATTATTTGGTTGATAAACACCGAGAATTTGCTCAATTTTATACAAGACGATTTTTAGATTATATTTGTTATAATAATAATTTATTTCCGGAATATACTGCTAATCAAAATGGCGAAATGTACCCGGATCACGATGCAAATTTTGTAGGTTGGGTATTATGATCAGAAAAAGTAAACCAAAAAAGAAAAATATTGAATTGTTGTATAAATTCTTAAAAATTAAGAAACCATTAAAAGCCATCCAAAATTATGAGCATAAAAAATGAGGCAGTAATATATTCTATTCCAAGTGGGGAATATGAGCCAAAATTAAATTTTTGTAATGATTTTAGTGGTCGGGGTGTTTCAATTGGACAATTACCGGTTGAGATTTTTGCACCTGCAGGTAGTATTATTTATCAAGATGGTATTAGACACGCACGTTGGATTACGCAACCACCTATGAGTAAATTTTCAAGACAAGGAAATTGGTCTATTCAAGGCGATGGTTTGGGATGTAATGATGCCAACAGACCTATAATTGATTTTTCTAATTTTGAGGATAATTCTTGCCCATCATTTTCAATGATACCACATACGCAACAATACCTTAAATCTACTGAAAACCTTTTAGACACTAACAATTGGTTTGTCGGTGGTTCGGGACAAATTAGTACAGTTACTAATGATGTTGATCCTTACAATGAAACTTGTTTTAGATATTCAAGAATTGGATCTGCAACACCAACAACCCCATTAAATGGTGCTTTATATCAAACAATTGGGTACAACAATAATCAATCCTTTGTAGGTTTACACGAATGGTCGGCAAGTTTATTTGTTAAAAGAGGATCATTAGACACCCAAGTAGGAATACAATTACAAAATAATAGTTATACGAGTGATTACCAAAATTATGCAATTTTTAATTTTGATACCGAACAAGTTACCTCACTTAATGGTTTTGTTCCAACTAATGATGATGGTTGGCGTGATCAATTTAATATAGAAAAATACAATAATGGTTGGTATAGAATACAAATGAGAATTTCATTTTCTTTTCTACAAAACCGAGGAAGATT